GCAGCTTAGGCACGCTTCGGGGGCAATAGCTTGCGTAGTTCCAGCAACTAGTAATGTTTTAATGGTTGAGGCATCTGTTCAGCGGCCTGTAACTGCAATAGGGAATATGATTCCATATAAAGACATTACGGGAATAGTTTCTCCGATTCCAACTCCTACCGCTCAGCTTGATGTTAGGGTTGCGCTTGGGGAAGATAATACTATTCGAATAATAGACGCAGGAGCAAGCGCAGGGGTTCAGCTAGCTACTGATGACGTTGTTATCGTTAAGTTGACTCTTGGTTCAAGAGAAAATTCTTCTGACGATCTAAACGCACAATAATAAAGGGAAAATAAAATGACATCATCAGTTAGGTACAAGTATATTAAAAATACAACGGCAACACCGTTAACAGTTGATAATTTTGTATCTAACTGTTTGATTAATAGCGACGGTGACGATAAGCAATGTAAATTTGTAAAGAGAATAATAACTGCTGCCGACATAGGTACAAATCCTGGTCAAATTGGCGAATCATACGGTGCAATTTTAGACTTAATACCAATAACATCAAATGTTTTATGGTTTGAAGCAAATGTATTTAGAGCCGGAAATGTTATACAGCAGGGAATGACACTTTATAACAATATTGTTTCAGATATAGATCCTTTAGCAATTCCTGCAACTCCAGCAAACATTACACAAACAACGCTTAATTTTGGAGTTGCCCTAGACAACTCACTAAGAATGCATGACAAGTCTCAAGGAACTGCTTCTGCCATTATTGCTGGTGATATAGTCACTGCAATGATAATTCTTGGAACTACTCAGTTTCCTTCTGATGTTATGAATCCATAAGACTATTGGAGAAAGCCTAAATGAACGTGTCGGATATGATAAATGTCATGAAAACGTTAGGTATTGGGCAGGTTTATGGCGATGACGAGACTGATGAAATATTTTTAAGCTTTTTAAATCTTGCAAACGACCAACTATACTCAGAAACTGCAAATATAAATTCTGGAATTTTTATTAATGAGCCAAATATTGTTAGTATTGTAAATCAAAATAGTGTAACTTTAACTAATACACCCTTTTCAATCTCAAGAGTTTTTCCTATCGGGAAGACAAAAGCGTTAGATGGAAAGTCCGTTTTAGATTTTGCAGATTATCAGTTTTCAAATACTTCTATAAGCGACCCATGTATTTATACAAGCATTGGTAAAAATATTATGTTTTGGCCATTTATAAATGATATTACATATAACATTAATGTTTGGTATGTTCCAGAAAGAACTATGCTAGATTTAACAACGCCAGAATCATCTATCCCGTATCCACCATCTTATCAAAGAGTTTTAGTTGATGGTGCTCTTTACTATCTTTTTCAGGATGAATCTGGATTTAAAAATCCAAGGAAAGAAAATGCAGCGCTTGATAGATGGGACAAAGGAAGGGCAGACTTAAAATCATACTTCTATGGATCAAACAATATGTTAATCAGAACATTTGAGAACGCATAAATGTTTCAAGAAGGCAATTATGATATAACAGAATTTCCAATAGCGGCAAACGGGATGAATCAGGTTATTTCTCCAGATGCTTTGCCACCTAATTTCTGCCATACACTAGAAAATATTATACCGTACCCTCTTGGCGAAGGTAGAGTTAGGTATGGAACAGAATTAATTAATAATGTTTCAACAAATGAATTTAACATAATAAGAAGCTTTCCTTATACGTTAAATGGAAGTATAAAACAAGGGATTTTATATGTTTTATATTATTCTCAAGATATTAATGTAAATACAATGGTCGCAGTAGACTCTTCACATATAACATTTAATTCCGCTCCTCCTATAAACTATGTTTCAAACACAAAAATTAAGATAGTTTATACATTTAATGCAGTACAAAATACTCTTTATGCTGACATTAAAGATATAACAATCGTTGATAACTTTATTTCTGTAGAAATAGAGAATAATTTACTTCCAGATCCAACAAGTGGAGCATTAATTATAACTGAAATATGGGCTCAACTCGGGTCTATTTATAGCTATAACTTTACAGGAAATATATTAGGAGATCGGCTAAAGTCAGGCCTTTCTGCTGGGTGCGTTCCAAGGGTGTCATTTTTTCAACAAAAAATGTTGATATGTAATGGCGTTAACAATGTAATGGTATGGGACGGAACAAATTTATCAGAGATGTCTGAATTCTTAGTTGAAGTTTATGCAAATAATTTAACAAGGGTAAATAATAATAGTTTTACATTTATAAAGTCTAATGGATTTGATGCATCAAAATACTTTGTTGGAAATTCTTTAAAGCTAAATATTGACGGGGTTATAACTGAAATAACAATAGCAAATATTGCCATTGCAGTAAATTTAGTTACAATAACAACAAATGAAAACTTACCAGGATTTGGGGTAAATATAGTTACGTTATTTTATGAAGACAAGCCGCCACCATTTAGTTTTATTTATGTTTCTAAGGATAGAATATGGGCATTAGGGCAAGGTGCAGTCAGCCTTCAATATAGAGATCTCGATAATCAGCTAAGGGTATATTATAGCTATAGGCCAAACTCTATTAATGGTTATGGGCTATTTAATGAAACAACAAAAACAATTCCAAGCATTAATATGTCGGACAAGCATAATATACAAGATAACTTTGAAGCTATTTGCGAAGTAAACGGTTTGCTTGCTTTTATGGGAAGAAAGAGAACGCAAGTATGGTCTGGCTATACACCAGGTCAAGGCGGTGATTTTTCGTGGAGTGCAAATTTACCGATTGGAATTCTACACGGTGATTTACTTATAGAGCTTTCAAATGATGTTTATTTTGTTTCTCAGTCTGGTGTACACTCTTTAACTACATTAAATATAGCAAGACAGTTTTCAGCAGATTCAGACAACTCTGTTGACACAATAGTTAAAAATTTTGCATCAAATGCTACAAAGTCTGACTCAAATTATAGGTTATGTACATCATTTAAATATAGCGAAGGCGGGTTCATAGGGTTCAAGATATCAAACAATAAAATATTATCATCTTTATTTTCAACAAAATTATATTCTTGGTTTTACTTGTCTGGTGATTTTTTAAACTCAAACTGTTTCATGGAATTAAGCTCACAATTTTATATGTTTATTGGAAATAAGATATTTAAATATGCGGATGGGAATGACGGAACAAAGAAAATATATGGAGACCAAAATGGAACCTCTTTAATACCAATAATATGGACGCCAGGTCTAATAAAGTTTAGAGGTAGAAAAGGATATGCAAATAAAAGATATGAGTTAGTTATAAACTATCCATCTTCTTTCATATTAAATAATAATAACTTAATAAATATTTCAATATTTGGAGATGTTCCAAGAAGCTTTTCATTGACAGATTCTTGCAATTTTCAGTATAGAGGAGATTTAATCGGAGAAGAGCCATTAACGGCTATTGGAAATAATGGCAACACAGATTTCGGATTTAGATTAAGAAAAGAATTCGAAGTTGTAAATAAAAGATTTAAATTTTCTTCTTCAAGTTTTTGGATATCTGTTTCTGGATATATAATAAGTGGCCCAGTTTCTTTTAGAAGAGTTAGATTATTTGGAATAGGAGAAAGATAATGCCAACATATCAAAGAAAACAAATACCTTACAATCCAGCTGAAGTATTACCATTTAGCAATAGATATGCATTGGTTGCAGAACAAGATCAACCAATAAATTCAAATCAGCTTGATGGAGATTTTAACTACATAATTGACTCTTTGAATGATTTATGGACAATAACTCAAGGAATTGCAGCAGGAATATTGCCTGGGTCTAGTAGCCCATTAAATATTAATAAATTTCCAGTAACAGATGGTGCCGGAACTATTTCATGGACAAATATAACATCAGGTTATTTTTCTGCACAATGCATTACAACTTTAGCACTTCAAAATGGATGCGTAACAAACCCTAAAATTGGAAACGGTGCGGTTGGAAATGAAAATATTCAGGCTGGCGCAATTCAAAATAATAACATTGAAGATGATAAAATATCATTTGATAAAATTGCAGCCGTTAACAATGCTCATTTTCAATTGTTTTTTAATACTCAGGCAAATTCAACATTAAGTGGATCAAAAATACAGGCAGGAAGCTTGCCAGCTAATACAATCGCAGCGGGGTCTCTTCCTGGAACAGCTATTACTACAGGAACGTTGCCATCGGTAGCATTGGTTAACAATAGTATTACAAGCTTACAGTTGGCACCAGTTATACAGATTCAGCCTGGAATGATGATGGATTGGGCGCCTGGTGGTGCTGCGCCTCCTGGCTGGCTGTTATCTAGTGGACAAGCGATTAGTAGGACTACATATGCTTTATTATTTTTGGCAATTGGTACTACTTACGGGTCAGGAGATGGCGCCACAACTTTTAATCTTCCAGATACTAGGGGAGTTGCAATTTTTGGCATAGACCCAACTTCAATAAGTCCAACAAATGGTAAAATTATCAATAACGTGCCATTGCTTGGAAGCGGAGGTGGTTCAGAAACAGTAACTTTGGATATTACACAAATTCCTTCACATACACATACGTATAATAAGCCAACGTACAATTCTTATTCCGCATCATCAGGAGGTGCAAACCTTGTAACTCTTGATATCGGTGCACAAACTGGAAGCTCTGGCGGAGGGCTTGCTCATAACAATATGCCTCCATATTTGCTTATGCCAAAAATTATATATGCTGGAGTTTAATTTATTTGTTAATTGTTTTATAATTTAATGTTATTTTTTTATTTAAAGGTGAAAATTATGAATAAGAATAGACCAAGAAAAGACCGTAAACCTAAACCTAATAAGTGTTAGTTTTATAGTTGAGTAATATTTTTTTTGAATCAATTGAACAAAGTCAAATTGAAAAATTTTTCAATAATTTTTCATTTGAGAATTGTGTATTTTTTGAATTGGTTTCAAACAATGTTTCAATTGGTTTTTATGGGGTTAAAACTATTACAGAAAAAATTTGTGAAATCTCTCTCTATATTTATGAAAAATATAGAGGAAAATTTACAAAAGATGTAACGAAAAAATGCTTAGAATTTCCATTTATATTAGGGTTCAATAAAATAATAATAAGAACTGAATCTGAAAAAATGAGGAAATTTCTTTGTAAATTAACTAAATATGGTGTAAACTATTTGTTTAAACACTATGATAATTATTTGTTTGAGGTATCGTAATGGGAAAACTTTTTAGAGGAAGAAGGCCGCCAGAAGCAGAGCAGATGCCAGCACAGCAAGCCGCTCCAGAGCTAATGGATATTGTAGACGAACTTTCAGGTGTTCAAACTATAACTGTTACCGGTCCTGATGGAAAGAAAAGAAGAGTTACACAAAGGCTTCCGCTGACGCCACAAGAAGAACAAACGTTAAATCAAGCTAAAACTTTAATGAATACTGCCGTTAATAATATCCAGAGACTTTATCAATACGACCCAACATCAGTTGCAAATTACCAGCCTTTTATACAAGCATTTTCAAACATTAACCAAGAAAGAATGCATGATTTGTCTAAAATTGGAGACTTTAAGGATATCGCAGAAAAAGTTCAGCAGTTTAAAACAATGAGCCAAAACATTGCAATGGAGTCTTTCGATAATCAACAAAGAATGACAGAAGAAAATTTAGCAAGAAGAGGTCTTCAGAGAAGCACAGAAGCTGCAGAAAATCGTGCAGCAATGGCTAAGCAAAAAGCTCTTTTAGAGCAAGAGGTAAACGTAGCGTCTGAAAACTATGGCGAAGACTTACAAAATCGTAGGCTAGACAGAGAGGCTAGAACCTATAACATAAGAGAGCAGGGGCGTAACGCCAGGCTGCAAGAGGCTGAGGCAGGATACAACCTAGAAAGGCAAAGAGTTGAAGACCTAGAAAATCTTAGACAAAATGCAATAAATGAAAACGTTAATATGATGGGCGTTGGTCAGTCAATAGCTGGGCAAGATACTCAGAGGGCTCAGCTTGGTCTTGAGGGTAATAGAAGCGCCATTTCAATGTTTGGAGCTCAAGCTGCAAATCAAAACCAAAGATATGCAAATGATATTGCAAGGAGACAGGGGCAGCATGCTATGAATATGCAACAGTTTAAGTCTACCCCGGCAAGGTTTGGTCAACAATTAAGAGATTTAGGGCTTTCCGCTGCTGGTTCATACCTTGGTGGTAGTTTTGGCGGGTTTGGAAGGGGATAATAAAATGGCAAAGCTTGCAGATTATAAATTACATAAAGTTAAACAAAGAATGGAGGCTGCAAACGCTAAGCCAGAGCGCCCAAGAATTAATGAGCAGCTTGGTCTTGAGAAAACATTATTAGATTTACAAAAACAATCTTCTGAGCCAGAGAGGCAGATAGATAAAAATATGTATGAGTCACTTTCCGAAAAATGGAAAGGAAACCATGGCGGAAGCGGAGGAGATGCTTTTATTTTAGGGCTTACATCTGGCCTTCAAAAAGGAAGTTTTGCAGAAGATAAGGAGAGAAATAAAAAAGTAATGGATTTTACTGAAAAAATGAAAAATATGGTTGAAGAACAAAACATGCAATTGTTTAAAGAAGAAAAACTATATAATGCAAGGAATTCTGTAACCCCTCGTATAATGGCATACTTAGATTCTTATAAGTCTATGTCTCCTAATGACAGGAAAGTATACTTACAAAATACGCTTGAAGAATACAACGGTTCTGCTGGAACAAATTATAAGTTAATTGATTCCGCTGGTTCAGAGCCATGGAAAATAATTATTAGTGATGGAGAAGAGGTTAGACCACTTGACTTAATGAGCTTTATTAAAACACCAGAAGAAAAGAAATTAGATTATTATTATAATAGCGCTGAAAATAAACAGGTAGAAAGAGAGCTTCAAGAAGAAGACTATCTAAATAGGCAGAACCTTGAAAGCCAGGTTAAATATAATAAAGCAAGAGCAGAAGAAAAGTCTCCAGTAGGGATACAGGAAAAGAAGCAGAGTCTTGTAGATAGCGGAGATGTTCCGAGTGGTGCTTTATTGTTTGATGAGCTTCCTCGTCATGAAGCAAAAGCATGGATTGACGACTTAAGAGTTGAGAGAGACAAAGGTAAGGAAGCTAAAAATGGTGTTTCTGCTTTAGACGAAATGGATAAAATATTTAAAAGTCATCCAAAGATTTCAACTAGCTTAGCTAAATGGGCAAATTCAAAAGGTGACTCTCCGTTTGATAATTTTATTAAAAGCATCGTAAATCAAGAGCAAAGAAATGCGCTTCTTGAGCTAGAAAAGCATGCTGCAACATTATCTCTTGGGACTATTCAACAATTTAAAGGTCAAAGGCCAACAGACATATTGAAAAAATTGATAAAAGAAACAAATCCTGGGTCTAATTTTACTCCAGAGGCATTTGAGCCTATAAAAAATCAGTTAAAAAATAAATTTAACGAGCAAATTAGTCGCTCAGAAGAAGCAAATAGAGGGCTGATGAAAAGATATGTTCCAACCTATGAAGGTGTTGTAAAGGTTCAAAATTATAAACCTTCTCAGGAAATTTCAGCACTTGAACAAGAAGAGCAGGCATTATTAAAAGAAAGGGAATTATTATTAAATGGTGGATAATAAAAGGCTGTTAGAAATTGACAATAGATTGAAGCAAATTCAGGCTATAAAGTCTTCTGCTGAAGAATCATCGCCTGTGTCAAAAGATAAAAGATTATCGCAAATTGATGAAAGATTATCTCAGATTAATAAATTAAAACAAAAAGAAGGTCAACAAAATAGTT